ATTCAATATTGGAGAGGTTCGCGTCTATTCTATTTGCGAGCCAGTCTTGATTGATTTCCAGAGTGATGTATAAACCATTTTTACCCTGTTTGAGTAGTTTATAGGAGATATCAGACATGATCATAGTTTTGCCGACACCAGTAGCAGCGCCGAATACCGTAAGTGATTTATTTCTCCAACCGCCACCAATAAGAGCATCTAATTGTTGGTAGCCTGAAGGAATAACATTGACGCCTTCCGATAATCTCTGGAGTCGCTCGTTCATATCCTCGAAGTAATCCAATCCTAATGTGTCATCGAAGGATACGGAATTGGCGTCATTGATAAGTTTTACTGCTTCTTCAATATTCTCGTGATCTCCTTTATTCATCAGAGGCATAGCGGCCATCAAGGCATTTTCAATTCTTTTTGTCTTGATGAATATTTTAGTCTCGTCTTCCAGCCACTTATAAAAATCGTCTCTGTTGGATTCGAGAACGGTAATGGATTGGAGCGTATCTTCTGCTGCCGATATTCTCTCTGGATTTTCTACGAGAATATCTTTTATACACGTGGTTATTAGTTGTTCTATGCTTGGTATTCTACTATACTTGAAGTAATACTTTTTTATGGCTTTTAGGAGAACTTTTACATTTTGATCATAGAAGAAGTCAATCTCTAATTTATCCTGATACTTTATAGCATAGTCGTGGAATGTGAGAAGACCCTTGATAATAAAATATTCGCCGTTAGTCATCATAGAGAAGCGCTCCTATGAAGTGGATTATAGCGCCATAGAAGGGGAATTGGGAATACTCTCTCAATCGTCTTCCTTCTTCTCTGCTTCACTTCCATCAACCATATCCGCTTCGACTTCTTCCATAGTAGTTGTAGGAACATAACGATACTTCTCTCGTATCTTCTCTGCTAATGCGTCTATCATCCCTACCCAGTTTTCGGAGAGATAGACATCCTTCTTACTGACCTTTTTATTAAGATGAGGAACGTTGTAATATCCAGCACTCGATTCCGTGAAGAAGCCGAACTCCAAGGCATCTTCCAGGAGACCGAACCACTTATTCATACCCTTCTCATAGGACAGATAAATCTCGCCAGTCATACCTTCTGGAACGAACCTATTCTTCTGACTGGTCGCTTTGAGCGTATTACCAGTTTTTACCTTCTTTGTTTTATTATCGATGAGTGACGTGACTTCTTCTTTTATTGCGGATTTTTTGAGATAAACAATTCCAGACGTAGCATAAACAAATCCTTCTCCGCCGCCGAATTGTATTTCAGGAGCCATATGAGGATTGGCCGGCGGCTTTTCATAGGTATGGTTGGTGACTAACATACACGCCTGATGCTTGGCTACTGCGTGTGTGAATAATTTAGCGGCATCTCTCAACTGTTTTGCCCGTAATCCCATATCCTGTGCTGACTTATCGGCTTCAATATCTTCATAAGCCTTGGTAGTCGTCAATCCTCCGAGACTATCAATAACTATAAAGAGTTTTTCCTTGGGGAATTGAAGCATAAACTCATCCATCATCTTTATTATCGTATTGCGCATTTCAGTGACAGTGATAACAGGAATATGAATTACGTCCTCAACATTCACTCCTATGCGGCCAAGAAAGTCTTTATCTATGGCATTTTCACTATCGAATACCATAATCGTATATCCCAATTTTTGTGCTTCTCTTATAGCATTTCCACAGATATATGATTTACCGACACCTGAAGGACCGGCCAGAGCCATAATTCTTCCTCTTGGTAATCCTTTATAGATGTCTCCCGATACTAATTTATTGAGCGAATAGGAACCTGTCGAGACCCATTCAGTTATATTAGACATTTTGCTGGATTCGAGGGTAGAAGCGAGTTCCAAACCCTTTATTTTAGAGCCTTTTAGGAATGCCTTCAGGTCTATTTTTGCTGCGGTATCTTCTTCTGATTTATCTCTTGGTTTACGGCCCATGGTATTCTCCCTTTTTATAAATACATATGACATCCGTATTATAGCAATTCTAAATATGATTGCTACTACTTTTAGGGAAGAACTATTTATATGTCAGATATCCGTAAAGATCTTCATAAAATATTCAAGAAGCCGATAATACTGAATGAAGAGAAGATCGAAGAAGAGGGCTGGGAAGATACTGTTGATGCTATAAAAAAAGGGTATGATAAAGGCAGAAATATCGCAAAAAACCCAGTAAAACATCTCATAACCAATCCTATAAAAAATGGCTTCAAGAAGTTCGCGAAGCAACTTTTAGATCCCAAGAAGAAGAGAGTGCCTGGAACTGGTCATACTACTCATCATCCCGTAAGTCCTTCTACGCCTGCTCCTACTATAACGAATAATCCTTCTCCTCATGTTGGCGGAACTGCTTTACCTCCAATTCCTGCTTCTTCTACTCCTACAACTACTATTCAACCTACGAATAAACCTAAAACTTCATCCGCTCCTACTCCTTCTAATAAACCAGCGGCATCAGCACTCCCGCCAGTTCCTTTACCAGTAATATCTCCCGTCAAGAGTTCTCCTCCAGCCGCAACATCTTCTCCTGTTGCTCTTCCTACGATACCTGCTCCATCTAATAATACTCCCCCGCCAGTTCCTACTAATCCTTCGCCAGAACTAGAACCTGCTGCTAAAACTTCTACCGATGATATAACTAAATCTACTACTGGCGAAACCCCTCCAAGTGAAGCAGAGAGATTGAAGAACCGTTGGGATGCTATTGATGCTCTCGTGCCTTGGAGAACTCGTACCAAGGACCAATACGAGCATCCTCATCCAGCAGAGATAAAATATAAGGATGATAAAGGGTTCCAGTCAGATTTAGCAGATATTGAGAAGCGTTGGGGGAAGGGACCAGAAGCAACTCCTCAAGATTTAGCAATGAAGCCAGCAACAAAACCATATAGTCGTCCTGCTTCCTCTTCTGATATTGATAATGATCCTACTAAAACAATTCAGCCGACTAATATACCACAAGAACCTGAAACTGATGACGATAATTTCTGGACACATCATGACGCCAATCGTTTTGATAGGGTGTTCTCTGCTTCTGATGTAGTTCTAAATCCTAAAGGCATAGAACTTCAGGGGATTGAAGACCCGAAGCAGAAGGAAATGAAGATACTTGCTCCTATAAAAACTCTGCTCATAAATAAAAACAGAGGTAATAAAAAAACTCTGGCTAATCTAAAAAGAAAATACGGTATTACTTCTGAAGATCCAATAACGGAGATATCAGAGAAGGATCCTAATGACAAGGGTCGTAAAACTGTCATCAAAGGAATATTCGCTAATAGTTTTTATAAGAATTGCTACGAGAATATGCTGGAAAATCTGCGTAAAATGAACATAATCAGCGAGAGTAAGTTGGATTATGGTGTCTTCAAGCAATGTGCGATATTAGCAGTCAATAAAGCGAAGCAGCAATATGAGAGACGTTATAGTCTTACTCATAAAAAAGTAAATAACTTGGATGCTAATGAGAAGCAAGCAGAGAGCGGTGCTAAAAATGCCTCGAAGTTATTCTTGAATGATATAAAAGAGATTTACGATAATAACAGAGAGAACTTCGCTATGTCTCGATTAGAAGAGAATGTCAAGTTTGCTCAATATTTTACGGAAGCGCATAGAGTGGCTCCTATATCCATGGTTATTACAGAGGCAGAAGTAGATAAAGCAGGAGTAGATGCTAAAAAAGAAGATGACACAATAAGAATAAATGATTATGTCTGGTGGATAGATCAGCAAGAGATGTCTAATATTGTCAATAGCACAGATAAAAGAAGCCAATTACAATATGAAGGTAAAAAAATACAATTCGTTCCTGATGTTAATGGTAAGTATTTTAGTGGCACTTCAGCAACTATCCAAATGGTCGATGGTCCTAAAAAAGGCGAGCAAGAGAAGGTTGATATTCGCAATTTAGACGTTCCTAAAACACTCGCTAAAACTCTAATAAAGTTCGGTAAAGTAGTAGAAGATAATTCCGATAGTAAAATAGACGGACTTATGAATAAATTAAACCTTGTAAAACAGCAACTAAAAAAGGGCGGTGATCTCAATCGTTCCATAGCATTAAAAGCTGAAGCAGATAAAATCGAGATAGAAATAGACCATATCGAGAAGGGATATTTAGTGAATAAAGTCAATATTCAGTTATTCGTGGCGAAAGATCCTGATAATATCGACAAAACCTTATCTTCTGGGGGAACTAAAATAACTCCCGATGTAAAAAACACGAAGACTGTGGAAGTCAATATAAAAGAACTTACTAAATTGAACAAAAATGGCAAGTCTAAATTACTCTCTCTATTGACAAAATCTGCTATCGCTATCGGCTTTTTAGTCGGAGTTGGTAAGTTTTCTATTGATATTCTCACCAAGGGAGTTCATGCTCTCGGAGATAAAAATATCACCGGCTCCAAGCACGAGACTAACTTCTAAAACTGGAATAAGTCGCTAATATCAGAGTTCGTAAGATTAGGGAATTGCCAGTTGAACGCATCGAATATCTTGGATAATGGATCAATGAATGTCTTCTGGAATTGAACCTCTTTATCTACATTCTTGTCTAGATTGAACTCCTTGGGGAGGACATCAGCGAACCCCATGACATTCTCTGTATTACTACTGTCAGTTTTTAGATAGACGAACTTCAACTTACCGTCATTATGAATAAAATCATAGTTCGCTTTTAGTTTAGGATCATTATTAAGAATGTTGTTATAGAGAATTGCTGCTCTTACGTGAATTGGAGTGCTCTTCCTATCACCGGAGTTCCACTTCTCTGTATATTCCACAAGATTATGAACTGTTTTAGGGAACGCAATTTTATCAACATTCGCCTTCATAAACACTGGCTTGAATTCTTTTATCTTATCGCTTACTTGTTTATAATCAACAGTCTTCAACATCAGAAATACCAAGTCTTCTAAAATGTCTTGAATGATAAGAGGAGTTGAAGAGCGAACTATCTCAATACCTACCACTTTTATCTTATTGACTTCGACACCTTCATTATTGAGAACCCACATAGCATAACGCTTCTTCTGGAGGAACACTGCTCGTCTGGTAATCGCTTCTCTCTTGAAGAATATTTTATTTTTAGAGCAATTGAAGGTATTCTGTGTAAGGTTCTCCATCGCAGTCTTCAAGAGCCCATTGATAAGGTTCTGGAGGGACTTCGCTGTCTTTACTAATGGTTTATATTCTTCCTTGAACTCGTAAATCTTTTTGCCCTTCTTCTCCTTCTCGTCATAGATATCAACATTATTTACGAACTTGGAGAGCATGATGAAGTTCTTTATTTGTTCATTGCTATACTTGGTCCAATCAATGGCTGAAATATTCTTCATTATATTACCAATACCAACGTAAATGCTATCTGTATCAGAAGTAATGATTATATTATCACAATTACTTACCTTCAACTTTTTACCAATGTCTGTCTCTTCCCACTTACTAAAATAATTACTTACCTTTGCTCCGGCCGTCTTGATGATATCTTGACCAGTTGTAGTGACGGCAGCAGCATTATCGAAATCATAAAAACGAGAATAGCACGTTCCGAGATATCCGTAAACAGCATTGATAAGGATTTTATAATTCAACTGGAACAACATGTAATACTTCTCTAATTCTTCATCGCCCTTCTTCTCTGCTTCCAACATCTTCTCTTTATAAGCATTCCTTTTATTGAACCATTCCTCAACGAATCTCGGAATAACTCCTTGAACATCCTGACGATAAATTACTCCATTAGAGGACATACAATAATTATTCTCTTTTATTCTTGCTGCTGCTTCTTCTGTGGTTATCCTCTCGCTATTCCAATAAAGTATAAGACCCTCAACTTCCGCATCTCCTTCTTTACGAGATAAATGTTCTCTTATATTCCTAACGAAGACATCATTGAATATTCCGTGTATTCCTCCTTTTTCATTCACATCTTTTAGGGAGCAATTAGGACTATTGATATGTTCGTAAATCTTCGATGGAGTTCTTCCGATATCATTGAGATTGAATGTTGAACCGCTCTTCCATTCGAATAAAGTATCGTCGTAGGGCTTACCCATCATTGCTTTTACTACTGCTCCGACGTAATCTCTATTCAGAACAGCAACCTTCGTCTCCGGGGAAATATTCCAATTCATCATAATAGACGGATAAAGAGACGTAGCATCATAGGACATAACCCATTCGTGAACTCCTCTTTCTGGATCCTTGACATAACCTCCTGGATACTGAACATCACTAATACCCCTATTCACATCAGGAAGAACAACTTTATTTTTAGCAAGTTCCGAGATGAAAGCGCCATCCAATACTCTGGTGGTCTTATTGAATTGATCGAATGGAACACGACAACCATAACAAAATGATAGAAGAAGGTTGATATATCCAAGTTTATTCTCAAGGTCCCTCAATAATCTTACGTCTTGAATATTATATCGGACATAGTTTTGCCAATCCTTATATAGGTCTATGAGGGTTCCTTCATAAGCGATTTTAGTTGCTCCAATCTCTGTCTCCGCAATATATCCAAGTTTATAATTCTCTCGTTCGGAGAAGGTGTAATTTTTATAGACTTCCAACATATCAAGACAATTTACACCAGCAATAACATACCTTGTCTCCTTGCGCATTGATTGACCTTTACCAACTTTTGCTTCAATCTCTTTTACAATACCAATAGGAGATAATCTCTTGACCCACTTCTCTCCGAGCAAGTTCTGTATTCTGTTGACAAGATAAGGGATGTCGAATGAATTGCTGTTCCATCCGGAGAGAATATCAGGAGAATTATCGAAGAACCACTTTATAAAAACCTTCAATAAATCTTCTTCTGTTGTAAATATATTCTTCTCGCACGTCTCTCCTTCTTTTAGGAAATCTACCTCAAAATCCTTCTCGGAGAAAATAAAATACTTGTTGAACTTCGTGCTCCAAATGGTAATGATGGTGATAGGATAGTTCGCTTCTTCTGGTCGTGGGAACCCTTCTTCGCTGTGAACCTCTATGTCAATATAATGAATATCGAACTTGGGAATAGTAATCTCTTTACCTAAATATCTATCTATAATGAACTTGGTATCAATGGGAACGTCGCTCTCGAATACCTTTTTACCCATATGACGATAATTGTCCGCTCTCTCTCGCATCTCTGATAACGTCTCACATTCAATTCTCTTCGCTTTATCTCCGAAAATTGATGTATATTCGCCCCCTTCATCGTCAATATAAAAATAAATTGGCGCTTTATGCTTGGAGTATACTTTCTGACCATCAACATATTCCCAAAGATGGATTGACGACTTACTTGAATTGAAAAATGCTGCTGAATACATTTTATTTACCTCTTATGATAATCTCATTTTACAGCCTAAAACTTTACTTCCTGCCGTATAACTTCTTCTCTACTTCTGCTTCCTTCCTCATCGCGTCCATAATAGCAGGTTGTAGGTATTCATACATTCCACCGCCCATCATAGGCATTCGCAGTCTAATAGAGCCGCTTATATATTGACAATTAGATCCGTAATCTTCGTGGGCTGGATCCGCTGTAATAGATAAATGTAAATCTCCATCAGAAGCCCATAATATGCTCAATAGAAATCCGTTCCTATCGTCACATCTAAAAAACCAACGCTGATGCTGGCCGCACTGATCTATTCTCATGCGGCCAGGTATTTTAGCGTCTTCGCTCACTTACTATCTTCATCGAAATTGATATCTTCACCTTCTGGTTCTTTATTGCCAAAAGCACTCGCAATCTTATCAACCTTAGCCTGTGCTACTTTATCCAGTTGATATGTCTTTTTCATCTCATCAACGGAGATATCGAGAGAAGCAAGAATAGCCTCGAATATTTTAGTCTTGTCGCTAGCACCGATATTTGCTTTTACTGATGCTGCGAAATCTCTTGGTTCGAGACGCCATGCTTTAGGTGCTCCACGCTCTCCTTGAACCTTCTCAACTAAATCTCTGGTAATCTCGCCATCATCCCAGATATCAAAAGACATCTTGAATATGACTTTTGCCTTGGGTGGAGCCTGTTCTTTATCGCTGTTATTGGTATTTTTACTCATATAGTTTATTCCTTCATAGGGGTTTATTGATGACTATGAAGGGAACTATATCGTCTTTTACGCCAAAATCTACTTCTCTTTTACCGCTCCGCTCAACTTCTTCTGGAAGTCTTCAAGCGCTAACAGTCGCGTATTAATTATTCCGAGACTACCATTGAGTTTAGCAACTAATTGCTGAATATCTTTGACATAAACCACATCTTCTGGATTACGAGGGGGAGCATTAGGATCTGCTGGAGGAACATTGACAGGAACAGGAGCATTTATAGATGGCGGACGAACTGATCCTGGTTTTGACTCCCCAGGCGCCACTGTTCTCTTCCTACCGTTATTTACTATCCCTCCACCCATTCTTGTCTGTTCTCTTCCCTTCGCTTCTGCCTTCTCTCGTTCTAATCTATTCCTAACGACTTGATTGACTTTTATTTTATATTGTGGATCATTTTTATCAATGTCGGATATCTTCTGTGGTTCATCTGTCATATAGTTCCTTTTATGCGAAGAGATTGCGATAGAGATTGATATTTACTTCATCTTCCAGCCAGCGACGATTGAGTTCCTTCTTCCCTGCTGCTAAATGGTTCTTCCACTTCGTCTCGTCTGTTGTAAGAGACTTGATAGCGTCGTACCAAAGTCCTTCTTGATTGACTACCGTACAGAGACCATCATTGAGATCGTACGGCCCAATACCGCTTCCGATTGACGAATATATAGCAGGGAGTCCAACGGCAGAATATTCCAATAACTTCAAGTCGCTCTTCCCATAGTTGAACGAATTATCGGCTACTGGACAGAGAGCAACGTCAGCATTGATATTATCTAGAGTATTAGCATATGAATAAAAATCGGTCCACTGATGGAACTCATATTTACCTATAAGTTCTGGCGGCATAGTTCCGAAGAATACCCACTCGAACTCATCTTTTGTCTTCTTGATGAGCGGAAGTAAGAACTCCAAGTCCCCTCCTTTACCGATATGAGATGCTGAACCAGTCCAGAGAATACGTGGCTTATTGCCTTTACCTCTTTTATTCCTCTGACCTTTACCGTCCCATAGAAATCTCGGAAGGAAATTAGGAATAACCACAGAATTATCAATACCGAACTTATCCTTGTAATAATCTTGGAGATAACGAGTCGAGAACGTCACCTTATCCACCATCTTCATAATATAAAGTAGGTTATTGCGCTTCGTCTCGGTATAGAATTGATAGGCTATTATGTTGCTTGGTTGTATTTCATGAACCACGTCATCAAGATCATAAATCAACTTACATGGCGATTGAGTGCGTGCTAAAATCTTCTTGTATTCATAGATGACCTTCTTCTGTGCTTCCGTGACCTGGCGCTGGAAACGAATATATTTACTTTTAGAAATGTAGTTCAAGTCGAATAGGAACTCGGACATATTCGTAATGTTGAAGTTATATTTAGAATGAAGGTAGTCGAAAGGAATGTAGGTTCGATGATATCCGCAACCATTTTTATCAGACGGAAAACTTATTATAGCAGTGTCGGGTTTAGGTTGTTGCTGTAAGTTGGGGTGGTTCATCGGGTTCCTAGTAAAAAGTGGCTTTATGTGCTACAATAGAATATAGTATAACACAGAGTAAGCACTTTTTAGGAGATACTTTATGGTTGATAAAAAAGTAAAAAAGAATGAAGACGGAAGCGAGCATATTGATATCTATCGTGTCAAGAGGAAGCGCAGAACATTCACAGATAAGAGCAGATTTTACATTGATAAAGAAGAATATGAGAAGGAGATTTTAGATTATAAGAATACAGGCAAAGCATCAGAACGTCTTGGTGAATTGTTTATGCTTCACGTTCAGAGATGCTCATCCGCCCATAATTGGAAGAGTTATACGTATAGAAATGATATGGAAGGACTTGCTCTCTATCATCTCTTGAAGTTCTGCCATAACTACAATCCTAACTTCGTAAAAAAGGATAAGGATAGCGGAAGTGATTATAAACCAGGAGCATTCAGTTATTGTACGACCATCATTCATCATGCGTTCTTACAGACAATGGCAAAAGAGAAGAAGCAATCGAAGATAAAAGATGTGCTTATAAAGAACCAAGAGAGAATTAACAATAATAAATTGACGCTGAATATTACTGACGATAACGCTCCCCCTAAAAAAGATGATTGATAGATAGAAGTTGGCTGTATATTATCAATTAGGAGTTATTACTGAATGGCTAATAAAATAGCGATGATAAGTGATATTCATTTTGGAGTTCGTAATAATTCCGAACAATATCTCGAAATGATAAAAACATTCTTTATAAAAACTCTTGCTGATGTCCTGGTTGATAGAAAAATTACAGATGTTAGGATTTTAGGGGACTTATTCGATTGCCGCAATAATGTCAATGTAAGAACATTGAATGTTGTATTAGAGGTTATTGAATGGTACGAGAAGAACTGTCCAGATGTCGTTTTTACTATGTTCCCAGGCAATCATGACGTTTATTATAGGAACAAGAACGATGTCCATATAATGAAGATTTTTAACAATCATAAAAATGTTGTTGTTCACGAGAGATTACATAAAGAGATGATAGGCAATAAAAAAGTCTTATCAGTTCCTTGGCTCGTAGAAACAACAGAAGACGAGATGAAGTTCGCGAAGATATGTTCTGGTAATGAGAAATATGATTTACTCTTGGGACACTTCGAAATTAGAGACTTCGAGATAAACAAAGGTCAAATCGATGAGACTGGAAAATCTCACGATGACTTCAAGAACTTTACCCGTGTATTCTCTGGTCATTATCATATAAGGAATACCATCAATCAGATATCTTACTTGGGGTGCCCATACGAACTTACTTGGGGAGATTACCAAGATGCGAAGGGTATTCACATTTATGATGTTGATACGAATGAGACGGAGTTTATTCAGAATACCTTATCTCCTATTCACGTCAAAGTGAGTATTGAAGATTTACAGAATAAAAATAAAGAAGTAATTGATAAGATAAAAGGAAATTACGTCAAGTTCCTCATCAATAAAAAGGTAGATGATGTCTGGCTCGTAAAAGCACAAGCGAAATTAGATAGTATGGGTGCTCTGGAGATGAAACCAGAGAATAGCGTTATTGATGAATTAGAACTCAAAAGTGGGGTTGAGTTGAACTTGAATAATTCTGGGTATCCGCCTACTATGATGAGCGAATACTTCAATAATACAGAGGTTGACGAAGGAGTTGAAATAGACGAATTGAATAGACGAGTTAGCGATATTTACCAGAGTTCATTGAGGTAATATTCCATTATAAATATTATAAAGGGATAATTTTATGGACAACCTAGACTTCGGTGCTGGTAATTTAGACGATCATACACAAGACTTATCTACATTACCCCCTAGTCAGTCCGATAATACCGAATTACACAGATATGATAAAATCCAAGATGTTCAGGATAAGCGTAAGAATATAATCTATGACATAAAAGCAGGTAAGCTCGATCCGAAAGACTATCCGCTTATATTCCAACAATTCGCCAAGATTTTAGATATTCTGCCGGATGGAAGGTTCGTATATAGACTTCCTCCAACCCAAGATAAATCAAAAGAAAATTATTACCTGGCACTCCGAACAAAACTTATGAACTTCATATCTACTGGAAAAATAGCAGATGCCTTGGCTTCTTCTGGAACTCCAGAAATAAAAAGAATAGCCAGAGAAATAGCCGACGAAGTAATGCTCCAAATACCACTTGATACTGACCATCCAACGAGAAAAATATTATCTCTGTATAAAAATGGCACTCTCCAAGATATCATAAACTTCAACATAAAAAAGAAGCATTATGATATATTCGATCAATCTTGGGTAGATAAAACTCTCAATCCTCTGGTGATGAACTTGATAGCGCAAACCAGAAAAGGCGAAAAAGCGGCGGCTAGAGGCGATTTAGTTGGTGCTATGAGAGAAGAAATTAACCACATAAAAGATATGATACGAAAGGTTTATTCCGAATAAAACTCTGAATTAGTTCTTGATTTACCGTATTCTCTCGCTATAATCTCTCATCAGGAGATTTATAATATGCGGCTTAATTTTATCTCAACATCGGTAAGAAACTTCCTATCCTTCGGCGAACAGACTACTACCTTCAATTATAAAACTGGCATTCACGCTATTACTGGTAGTCAACTTCCTAATAGTGCTCTGCGTAATGGTATAGGTAAGTCTGCTATGATTGGCGATGCTCCTGTATTCGCTATTTACGGAAGAACTTTACGAGAAATCAATAAGGACCAGATAGTCAACACACAGAATGAACGAGATTGTGTTGTTGGTCATGAAATGCTCGTTGATGGTGTTCATTTTAGAATTGAGAGAGGAGTAAATCCAACCTATCTAAAAATATGGGAAAATGGGGAAGAAAAACAATTTGCGAAGATGTCCGAGACCCAGGAATGGTTTATGGATAAAATAAACAATATAACATTCCAATCATTCACTAATATGATAATTCTCAATATCAACCATTCTAAACCATTTTTAGAGATGGCTCCGATAGATAAAAGACCAGTATTGGAGGATATTCTTCAACTTGGTGTCTATGCGAAAATGAATGAATTGGTGAAGAAGAACTTCAATACTGCCGAAAAAGCAGAAGTTATTTTAGAAGCAGGATATAAGAATAAAATAGGTGAGTTCTCTAAAACCAAGGAACGTAAAGAAAGCATTGATAAAGAGTTGTCAAGATTCGAAGAGGAGAAGTCGAGAAAAATCGATGAGATAACTTCTGTCATTGATGCTACTATAAAAGATAAAGAAATATTGTCAGAGAAAATTGCTGGGAAGGATTACGCAAAAGAGATAAAAGAACAGACGGTTATATTGAAGGAGATAACGAATAATATCAATGAGAATGACAAGGAATTGAGAATGGTAGGAAAAGATATTGACCAGAGTAATGAAGTTATAAAGAAACTGACTGGAACTCCTCACTGTCCTTTATGTGCTACTCCGACTGAAAGCCCTAATATTGTTGAGTATATCGCTGGGTTGAAGCAGAAGGTGGTAGGATATGAGAATAAAAGAAATGTTCTACGTGGAACCATTACCGAATTGAGGAAGAGTCATAGTGAAGTTGAGTCGAAGATAGATGCTCTTAATGTGAAGTTAGAGAAATATAATAGGGCGGTAAATAAAATAAAAGAATACGAGAATATAATTAAGAATAAGAACGAAAGCCTAACTTATGAAAAATCTCGTGTTATAAAACTGGATACTATTATCTCTGATGAAGACTATGCTAAATTAGAGGCGGAATTGAAGGAAACCCAAGAGAAATACGTGGCCGCTAAAAAGGATGGATTATATAATAAGTTTATTGGTAAAGCCTTGGGAGATAAAGGCATTAGAAAATATATTACACTCAAAGTTATCCCCTTCTTGAATAAAGCCGTAAATAGGTATCTCTCTATGTTAGGCTCCGATTATACTATTACGTTCAATGAAGATCTAAAAGAGAAACTTATATCAAGGAGCCGAGACGAAAGATCATATGCTTCATTCTCTGGTGGCGAGAAGAGGCGCATAGACCTATCTGTATTGCTAGCCTTGATGGATATATCTAAATTACAGAACTCAATAGATACAAATATTCTGATATTAGATGAAGTTTTAGATACTTCCCTAGATAACGAAGGAGCCCAATCATTCATTGAACATCTGAAGGGCTCATTTAGGCAAGCATATCCTGATAAATGTATATATATTATTACTCACAGAAAAGATGCCGTAGGCGACGATAGCTTCGACAGCATAATCCATCTAGTAAAAGAGAATGGGTTTACTAGGATAGATAAAGTTGTATAAGTTTTATGGGCTGCTTCCGCCCACTCGCTACGCTCGTGAACTCGGAAGCGAATACTTTTATTAGTGAGTTTTATTCAAGCCCATTAGGCTTCTAATAACTTATTGTCTTCTACGCTATAAATCAATTCGAAAGAATTGATAAGCCCATGAAAAATCTCCTGTCGCCTACGCAACATTTTTATTCATGGATGAACCCATTGTGTCAAGGATATGTCTTTGATGGTCTACCTTGTTAGTATCGTCCCATCGTTCCGCTAATTCGTCAAACCTACAAGAAGTACGAGGCTCGAAGCCAACTCTGTAGGATCTCCTGCTCCACTTTACGTGGATTAGTTCATCTCTAAATTAGTAATCAAGAGAACTAACGCCCGGATACTTCAAGGGTATGGCTTGTGGCTTCTTACAGCCGGCCGATAATTCCTTGTCGCTTTGATTTATCCACAGTGCCCGACCAACTGTGCTTGTAAGTATTTTATTATGTGTATATTCTTGGTATGCGTTTTTATTATAGTTCATTTTTATTCTTATCTCTCACTTACGTCATCATTATATCTGACTTATGTCAATCTTCCAGAACTTTTTTATTTTAAGGGTTTATAACACTCGGAAACGCTATGCCATATTTGCTCGTAAGTGCTGATGCGAACAATATCTGTATCTCATTACGAGGAACACTAAATCCAGTAGTAGTTGTCCTAAAATATGGGGTTTTGGCTTTCCACTTTCCGAACAATTTCTTCGCTCCTTCAATAAACATCTTCTGGTGATCTTCCTTGGCAAAATTATTCAGTCCATCGGAGATATGGAAGCATTCAGCATCAATAGCATAATTCTTCAATCCGCTATTTAAGGATTGTAAACAAATGTCCGCTCCATACCAGTGATAATGATTGAAGGTAATCTCATCGAATCGCAATCTATTATCTCTCTTCCCAATAATACATAATTCATCAAGGGTCTGAACTTCACATCTCTTCCCAAGCATCTTCCTAAACATATTCGCGTGAGTGTCATTACCAAGAGGATTAGTAAGATAACTTGCTCCAACACCATTCGAGTTAGGACCGTCATCTGGTTTACTTGCTCCTGACATTCCTATAAATCCAGTCTTACCGAAATCTAAATCTTTTGTATGCTGATGAATACTATCTAACCAATGATGAGGAACACGCAAATCCTGATGACAGTAAATACAGAACTTACCAGCAGCGATGTCCTTACCTATATTCAATGCTTCTGCGCAACTTGAATATTCGTTGTTGAAGTTAGGAAGAGCAATAATCTCATAAGTTCCCTTGAATGTTTGA